GAGGTTTCCGCAGACAATAATCTCTTTGACGAAATCTATGAGGGGCCGCTTATGCTCGGCGAAAAACTCATTCTTTCTCACGAGCCGCTCCCGATGATTCCTTGGGCTTTCAACATTCATGGTCATGTCCACGACCGTCGCCATAAAAACGACGACCGGCACTTGAATGTTTGCTCTGATGTAATTAGCTACAGCCCAGTCAATCTTAACCGATTACTAAAGAATGGACTTACCTCTAAAATCTACTCTGTACATAGGCAGACTATTGATGTAGCTACGAAAAGAAAGGAAAAGAGGAAAAACAATGGATGACCTTATGAATTTACTGTTTGGCATTGCTTACAATAATCACAACGCCGACCTCGTCGGACGCGATCAGGTTGATAATTATACTATTGACACCTGTTTAACAGCGGATGCAGGTTACGAAACCGCAGTTTGGATGGATGATCACGATATGATTATTGTGGCGCGTTATGACAATAGAGAAGAGGCTGTATTGGGGCATTATGAGTGGACTAGAAAATGTAAGAGCCATCCTACCTCCGCTTATAGTGTTCAGTGTGAGTGCGATATTTCGTTTTAATATATAAGAAAGGAGAAAAATAATGCCTATTCATGACGACCTCGGTAAAAGGATGAAAGAGTTCTATGAAAATGTACCTAAGACCAAGTTAATGCGCCGCACTCCAGTGGCAATCCGCCTTGATGGTAAGGCATTTCATACCTTTACTCGTGGCTTTAATAAGCCTTTTGATAATGTGCTTGCAACCGCAATGCAGGATACTATGAAGTATCTTTGCGAAAATATCCAAGGCTGTGTCTTTGGATATACTCAGAGTGATGAAATTACTCTTATCCTTGTAGACTATAAGCGTCTTAATAGTTCTGCATGGTTTGATTATGAAGTTCAGAAAGTATGCTCTGTTGCCGCTTCTATGGCAACAATGGCTTTCAATAAGGCTTTCCATCGAGCGATCAATGAAGAAGATTTCAGATGGAAGACCGGCCTGACCCCACAGAGCGTTGAAATTCAGCAAGAACATCAAAAGTATATGGAGACTCTGCGGGCCGCCGAGGATAAAGGCGCTATGTTCGATGCTCGTTGTTTCAATATCCCTAAGGAAGAAGTCACCAATCTTGTCTATTGGCGTCAGCTAGATGCCATCCGCAATTCTATCCAAATGGTTGGTCAGGCATATTTTTCTCAAGCAAAGTTGCAAAATAAGTCCTGTTCTGATATTCAAGATATGCTTATGGATGAAAAGAACATCTATTGGGAGGCATACCCCACTTTCTTTAGACGAGGCTCTGCGTGTATTAAAGTTAAGAGTGACACTATTTCTCTTTGGGAAGTTGATAAGAATATGCCAACTCTTAAAGATGAAGGACGAGAGTACCTTGAATCTTTAATCCAGTGTGAGGAGTAATTTATGAAGTGCGGCGTATGTAAGAAGTATATGTCAACGGCTACAAAGGGGTATGGAGTATGCTCTGCCCCTGCCGCTTATTTCCCAGTAGAAGCTGAAGATATCTGCCATTTTATTCTCCCTAAGCCTACGGTATGCAAAGACTGCGGAAGATTTGGAGAGGATACCGCCTGTATGGGCGTTTCAGAAAATGATCCTATTTATATTGACGGCGAACGTTGTGGCGGTTTCATTGATAGTCAAGTCGAAGCCTTAGAACAAGAAGTATTTAACTTCTTTATGAGCCACGATGGCGACAAGGAAGTTACTAAGGCAACGATTCTCGGCATGATTGAAAAGATGGAACTTCCGTGGGAATAAGGAGGAATAACCGTGGCTGAATGGCAAAAAGGAACAGGATGGAAAGAATGGTTTGAAATCACTGGTGCGGATGGAG